GCCGCCGAATAGGGGCGGCCCTCCGAGCGAATCGATAATAAACTGGTGGGTGAGATTCGAACTCACATGCACGCTAGTATCGGCGGCGTGTACCACTAGCGAACATACCCACACCCTAGCCGCGATCCCTATCGGCCTCCTACCACAGACCTAGCACACGCCAGTCATATCGACGCGAGTCCAACTATACGTCCCGCTATCGTCAACGCATTCGTACACTTCGCCACCTTTGTTGACCATCGCCCATCGTGTCGCTAGCTCGATGCTCAGCGTCACGTAGGCCGCTTTACCCTCAATCATGCCGAGGTAAATTCTTGCTCCCACTGTAGCCTCCCTTGTTGGCTGCGAGTCGTCATCCTCGATCGGAATCCCGCCGCGAAAGTCTTTGCCGTCGCTCATAAAAATAGCCCTAGTAAAAACGCTGCAATGCACAGAACAATCCAGCCCAAGCCGATGTATAGCGCGAATGCAACGAGCCAAAACGCGGTGCCGATCAGGTCGCTGAAAATGTTCATAGCGCCTTCCGTTTCATCGCTAGATTCTCCCGCAGCTTATCCATAAAGTCCCGCGTATTGTTGATGAAAAAACATTCACCAGGAACGCATACTCTCCAGCGCGGATAGGTCACACCTCGCGGAGGATAAACGACTAGCACCCGATCTACCTCCCAGCCAACCCGTCGTAGCTCCACCGGATCAGGACCATTCCACCACGCTTCACACGCTGGGCAAATCGACTGGCCGTTGGTGTCGACAAGTGCTTCAACCGTGATCTTCGAGACAAACTTTTCCGCCGAACCTACGCCCTTAAGTTTGGCCAGTTCCGCTTCCAACTCTTTGACGCGCCGCTGACTTGCCTCAAGCTTCAGAAGCAAATCAGAATAGGCACGCTCTGCACCTTCGCCAATTGCTTGGCCGAGGTTACGTGGCTCTGAGAGATATTCAAATTGGCCTGCACTGGTTCGCGTTAATAGCACCAGAGCAAGCACGATAATCGTTCGCATAAACTAACTCCATAAGCTTTGCGTGGACCAGTCAAACACCTCTGGCCGCGCTGGATATCCATCATAACCTGACAGTGCGTACACCTCCGCATTTTGTGCTTTGCAAAATCGGTCGACTTCCTCGAATGCAACCCACACACCACCCGGCGCCGCACCGCTTGGGCAAGTACCGTAGGCATTCGCGCCCCACTGGTTCATTTCGTAAAACAATTCACCCAGCTCCGGATGGTTCCAATAGCCAAGCCAAGATTCCTGGTGGCCACCTCTACCATTGTACGAGCCAACCAATGCACCGCTTTTCACACGTGACGTACCTGGATTGCAGAACACCATCCCGGCCCGCGTAACGCCGTATCCGTTGACAATGGAATCTCTGACCTGTACCGCAGCAGATAGCGGAGCCGAGATAAACTTGTGCTCCTTTGCTTCATTTCTCACTGGCTGTTCTGCCCTGGTTCCGTCGCTCCATTCCATCTCTGCAGCTTTGCCGATTTCCATCTGGCCTGGATATTGCACGGAAGGTAATTGCACTCCCTCGACGTCCCATTCAGTGGCGCCGTCCTCGGATAACGACTTGGCAAAGGTGGAGCCGAAAGAGCCCTCGCCACGCCCACGCATGCCACCAAGCAAACGACTTCGGCCGTAATTGTATGGCCAAAACAACAGCACTGGTTTCTCTGGTTCCGCTCTGATTAACTTGTCGGCAAGTAGTGTCGTCTGCGCACCATTACCGCCGCCGACACCCACGCAAGAGCCCGTGAATTGATGCCAACCAGTGAACGGCTTGCCTAGCACTTCGACCGTCTTGGGATGCTTCCACAAATCAGTGAGGATAATCTTGGTACCAACAGGCGGTTTCTCACCAGCCAAACCGAACGACGGCATGCGCGACACAATCGAATTGTGGGCCGCCATCTGACTATCTGTACGTCGCTCGAAATCAACCCAGCCTAACGGCAAATCTAGTGGTAAGTCCATTATTTCACGCTCCTAAATCCTGCCGACACTTGACGCAATGTTGCGGGTGCATCCGCTGGTAGCGCAGCAGCACCTAGTTTTGGCTCAAGTATCGTAGCCATCTGTTTTTTGAAAACATTTCTTGTGGTCACGTCGAGCGGGACAGTGTACGACGATAGTTCAAGCACCGTCTTAATCTTGCCTGATTCAATCTCAAGTGCAGCCGCGTCTAGATCGTTTGCCATGCCAGCCACGAGCCCTTGCATAGCTTTACGCGACTCAGCCGTTACCAATCTCAATGGCAATGGATTAGGTTCCACTGGCTCAACTGGCTTAATCGGATCAGCACTGAGCACCACGCGAATCTCATCGGTATCGTGGCCCTTCTCTGCGTCAAACAATTCGTAGATCACAAGATACTCGCCAGCAGGAGTACCGGCTTTGAATCGAAATTGCCCATTGCCTAACTCATCTAGAGAAACCCTCTCGTAGCTGGGCAACCGTCGCGCGTAGAGCCTGCGAAATTTGTATTCAATCGCCGACTCAGCAACGATTGTGACGTCAACTTTGTCAAGCTTCGGCTTACTACCGGCCCTCGAAACAATCTTGCCATCGACGACAATGGGCGTGTCAAAGCCGCTCCATGTCTCGGTGCGTGCCTCAGACAACTTGATTTGCCCGTGCGCCACACTGGCAAACAGGCACAAGCACAACACTCCAAAAATTCTCATCTTTCCCTCAACTTGGAAATTGTAATTATCGATACCTCACCACCGCATAGTGAAAGCCGTTGCGAAAGCTGGTCTGAATCGAAACAGGCTGGAGTTGCCCCCAGTAGCAACAATTACGAATAGCTTGCTCGCGCGACCTTGACGAAACGCCGACGCCCTCATGTGTACCGACTCGATGCGGTCTGATCCCGCTCTGTGCCACTAGTCGCTGGTGTCCTCCGGCTAGCACCGGCTGTGTGAGTAGGACGATAGCCAGCAGAATTTTTGCAAATTGTTTGACCGAAACCATCTCGAACTCCGTCTATATTTGTGGGTCACATTCCAGGCGGACGTTTGTCCAAGCCTTTTTCAGCAAGCAATGCCGCAACATCCTCTACGTGCAGGCAATCACATAGGCAAGCATATTCCGCTGGGCTCTGCGTGATCGCGATTCGCCCATTACAATAGTCGTTGCCTGGTACGGCACTGTGTAACACGCCAGTCGCGGTTACTTGCCCGGCGCCATTCAATTGCACGATCATGTCGCCGTTCTTCGCCTCTCGACCATTTCGATAATGCATCATTAACCTTTTTGTTAAAACCCAGCTTGTTTCATTGCCGCCTTGAATCGCTTGTCTCTCTCGATAGCCTCTGCTATCTCTTCCTCTGTCAGCCCGATACCTCGCAAATTTGCGATTGCCTCAGCGTAATCTTCTTCGTCGTCCATGTTGCACCGTCTATAGGAAGCGGTGCCACGCGGTAGCTAGACATGGAGCAGCTAGCCCCAATACGTGGCACCCCCGTATTGTCAAGAAAACAAATCGATCAGCCGCAAAATAATCTCAAACAGCTTAGCCCAGTCGATCTTCCCGCCGCTGACCGCTGCATCCTCATCAACCGCTGATTTCAATCGAGCCAGTACGATCGGATTTGCACTAGCCATCCGCACCGCAGCAAACTCCAATTCGCTCATTGTGCCCGCGTCACGAGCCGCCCTAGCTTCACTCAACAATCGTTGCCGAAATGTGCGGCGTTCTGCCGACATAGCCGATTCTGCAATCGCTGGCGATATCACAGAGCCCACGCTAGGTGGCATCGGCACCGACTGAGCAATTGCAACACTGCCCGTCGAGCCGTAGCCAACGGTAGGCGGTGAGGAGTACGAGCCACTTGTACTCGCCACCGCACTACCTGTTGACCCGTAGCTACGTGATACTGTGCCGGTTGATCCACCTGAGTCTGACACGTCCACCGACACCGAATACGCACTATTCGCGTAGTTCGATTTCGCCCGATTCCACGGCGCACGCGGAAACAGTTGCCCGTAGCTACTTGATGCCATCACACACACGCACAATATCGTCAACGCAAATCTAATCATTACTCACCTTTTTCAATTTTGTTTTTACCGCCTTGCTCGTTACCCAGCCGCAAATAGCGTAGGCCATCTTCATCTTTTGCTCCATACTAACCAATGGCAACCACTTCAGCACAAAGCACGATCCTTTGATTAATGGCATGCACCACCAACGCAATCGTATTTCGATAACCGGATCAGTTGCCATCGCATTACGCCAATGAGTCGTAAATTTTGTGCACTTCGCGTACGAGTGCTTCGACCAAAATGTTGTCGATAAAATTGGGAATTTCAAGTGGTCGCATGTAGGTGTCATAGGCCAATCGCACACCAGCCTCAACCACAGACCACGCCGGCAGATTTTCCATAAGCATCTGGCTTGCTCTGTCCAAGATACGCTGGAAAAAATCAGAGAATCGCTCCATCTTCCACGCACCGGCGCCGAACGCCTCAAGCTCGTGTCCACCGTCAATCTCGATCGCAAATCCATCAGACACGGATCACCCCCTCACCGCCACATAAGTGAAAGGCTGGGCCGGTTAGTTTGTGGCTGTCCGGACCCAGCGAGTGCGAGTTGAGACACACTCACAACCAACAATACCAAATTGAGGGGATAACTGCAAGCTAGCTGTCAAACGCATTGCACAGGTGGCAATTGAATTTCGATTGGACTGCGCCACAGGTGCAAGCACGTTGCCATGTTGTTGACATAATCTTTTTTTGGTGGATGAAACTGCAAAACCAATTCATCATCGCGCCAAAACAAGTGCTTAACAAACGCCATTTCTCGCCACGTCGGACACCGATTCGGTAACGATACGCTCACATGCTCCCACGCTTCGGCGCCCATTCCATGTGATTCACCGCTACTGATCACATTCAATTTCTTGCCGTCAAGTGGCACAACGAAGTAGCCCCACAATGCACCTGCAGGACTATCGCCCCATGCTGGGTGAACTTGTCGATATTTGTCTAAATGCTGTCCGTTTTCTTTCACCACCACGCCCCCACTGCAATAGTCCCGAGCACACCTAGCACGATGCCAGCCACCAGCGCCCACCATTGATCTTGCCGCGCCATACGCAAGTGCTCTTTGGCCTGCGTTAGGTCGTAGATCAGCTTGCAATTTTCATCGATCCACACTTCATCTTGCATCTTCGCCTCCGTTGTTTTGTGCCTGATTCTGTTCAATCATTGCGTGCAGCTTGGCAAGGGCTGGTGCCATGTTGATCCCCGCTGCTTGCAATTCTGCTGCGATTTCTTCATCAGTCATACGGTTAATGACTTCGACCATAGCGTTTTCTAGCTCCTGGATCGTTGGTCGACGAAACGGCGGAGGACCAAACCGCAACAACTCTATCGGAGTCTCACCATTTATCATCATATCCTCCATTAGTTAGCCACAGCCCATCGTTGCGCCCGCCTCTCGTTTATCCTCGCTTTCATTGTTTAACGATCGCAACGACGGGCTGAGTTAAAACAAAAGTTTCTGTTTCTCAAATCGTAAACATAGCGGGCTAAACCAGAGCCGCTCCTTAGTTGCGTTCTCGCGACCTTGGCTGCCCTCCTCGCTTTGGTTTGCATAGCCGCCGTGTGCCTTCCATTCGACCACTTCCCAATCGTCTGGCATTGCGTGCTCGCCGTCGTAGCCAGCCAAGCAGATACGCATTCTATGGCCGTTTGCTATGGCCCACTCTCTTACCTCATGCGCAACCTGCAGGCAATCCTGCGCGTAAATGTCCTTCGTTCGCTTAGCCGTGTCAGCGTACGGCGGGTCAAGGAAAACGCCAGTTAGTCCATGCAACACAGTAACCGAATCGCCCGTAACCCGTTTCCAATCGCCGCAACAAACACGCACACGTCTAAGCCGGTCGCATAGCGCCGAAAACCACTCACTACATGGATGCACGCCCATGCCGTTGTTGCCCAAATGCGGTAGCTGACGATGTACGCCCATGCCGTTGCCCAGATGCGGTAGCTGACGATGCACGCCCATGCCGTTGTCGCCAAAATGCGGTAGCTTGCCGCCGCGTTCTAGATCTCGCACGTTTACGCCCCTTCCTGAATTCTTGCCATCGGCACCGTTCCATTCGCCTGAGCACCACCCGCAACCTATCCACTGGCACAATCCCCAGCACCATCGGCCAGCTATCACCGCGTCGTAATACTCTGGATCGTCTTTGCAGTTGGCCGCTAACTCAGCTTTGCGCCCAGCCGTGACTAGCCATTTGTGCCACGCCTCTAGGTCAACTTCGTTTACTGGGTTATCGCAAATTTCTGCTAGTCGTTCGGGCTCGTTTTGCATAGCCCGCCAAAAATTTGCAACGTACGCGTCTAGGTCATTGACGGTTTCGTTGCCGTGAAAGTCTGCCGGGCGATTGAGCAGCACGGCGCCCGAACCGAAGAAGGGCTCGATAAAATTGTCAACGTCTCCCAGCCGCGACCAGACCAATTCGGCAACGGTACGCTTGCCTCCAAAATACGGATAGGGAGCCTTCATCAATTCGTGCAACTCACACCTCGACAATTTCAATTCCGTAGATCGCTTCGACTAGCTTCTTTTTGAGTCGATACACTGGAGTCTTGAAACCTTTGGCGTCCTCAATAACGCAAGCGTGTTTCTCCAAATCACCGTACCAAAAATCTGCGATGTAGGTGCAAATCAAATTACCGCAGCAGTAACAAGGCAATTTCACTTGCAATCTCAACCCGTCGATTTTGCCAGCCTCTTGCAGCAACTTGAGTTCGCTATACCGTTTCGCTTCGCGCTGACTGGCAAACATGATACCATCCACCACAGTCCGCTTGTTGCGATACTTCGACGGCTTGGCTACCTTCATCGACTTACGCGCCGCCGCAATCTGCTGCTTTACGCTAGGAACTTTCGTTGCCGGCCGTACCCGTGCGATTATCTGACTATCCGTTAGTTGCTTAGCTTTTTTCTTCATTGCTTCGGCCTCAACGCGACCCACTGCTCAGCGCGTGCACGTTCAACCAAGACGGGATCACCATACCCCAGAGCCGTCTGCTTTGCCATTCGAAGCCATCGTCACTTACCTCGACTTCATGCCCGATGTCCGCAATGTCTACGTCTCGATAAACAACCGGCGGCTCGATTACTGGCATGTCGTAGACGCGACAATAGTATCGCCAAGCCGCCTGTGGGCTCGTGGAGTAAGCTTGCGCATCCTTTGGCGGTTCTGCGTCCGTCAATGCCCAGATGCCCGGCAGATCATCTTTGCCAGGTCGATCAGTCCGCCACTGTAATTTGTTGCTTTCGTTACTCATGCTTACCCGCTCCATTAAAATACGTTGTTAGCCTTCATCTTTTCCAGGGCAGCCAACGCATTGTCAGCCGCATCGCAAAACGTGTCGCCTGCGCCAATTGCATCGCCTGAATTGCACGCTGGCATATGGTCGATACGCCCTCTCCTATAACCGCATAGTCGAACCAGCCATTTGCGGTTACAGTTCGGCGAATACTCCACCGCAAATGTGCGTTGCAGTAACCATTCAGGAGCCACGTTACTCATGCTTAACCGCTCCATTTTTAGGTCGCCTCATTTCCGCCACAACATTAGCCGCATCGTCCAACCGTTTGGACAATGCCGCAATTTTCTCCTGCTGACGTTCCATCGCATCACGCAGCAGGTCGTTAGTTGCAATTACTGAGCCCAGCATTGCCTTATCCGACTCCCGATCCTTGCGAAGTTGGTCAATCTCTTTGCGATACAGCCGCACCTGCTGGGCTAGGTCCGCTTCCTCAACCAGACACCGCTGCCAGTGGTGATTGAGCCCGCGAAACTGCTGAGCGTACCAGGCTGCGGTATAGGGCTCCTCGTTAACTCGGTGGCTGTCGTCACTCATCGCTGCTCCAATTCAATGCACTTCAACAACGCATGCACAGCGTTAATCGAATTAATGATGTCCTCATTGGGTGCTATGCAGTTCATTGACCGAAGCGACCCCTCCATCATTAGCAACTCTTCGCGCGAACTCACACCAACCAGGCCAACTAGTGCATCGTGCAGTAGTTGGCACTTAGCCAGCAGCCTACACCGCTCGCAGTTGTCAACGTTGGTTCCCTCAGGCAGTCCACATACGCATTGCATCATGCACCCCCTATTACTCGACGTGCAGCCTCAAGCAAATCGCAACCCGTAATCTGATTGTCGTCACCATGCGTTACGATGCTGGCAACCCAGCGAATCGTGCCAAACTTCTGCAACGACAGAATCCACTCAGCCTCTTCGCGCGTTGGCTGCGACTCTGGCCAAACGCTAGACAGACAGCCGAACATGCCAGCCAACCCAGGTGGCAACTCACCCGCTTCGTGTTTGCGTTGCCACTCTTCGTTTACGATTGTGCGCGGTAGAAACGACTCGGCACGATCGCCAGTGAGCGACACCGGACGCGCTCGGATGCAATCGTCAACAGTTGCATACTCCATCGCCAAACCCTCCATTAGGATTCCAAAAACGTCACGCCGCCTTGCAAATTAAACGGCAACGTTGCTCCAACAGGCAGTACCCAGAGCCACCGCATGTCCGCCACGTCAACAATCGCATCGTGTGGTGGGTAAACCTCAATCGCAATTCGATTTGGCCAGAAGTAATCCTTGATACGCTGCAAGTCATCCCATTCAATCGGCTTGGCAAAACCACGCCGCGTAACCTGCTCAGGCGTCTTACCACGCGTATGCTTGACGCTCACCCGCAGCGTACCTTCCCACGGTGTATCGTCACAGCCAGGCGTTGCGTCCTCCCACACTTGCACAACTACACCGCGTTCACGATCCACGTAGGCTCTCTGTGGTGCGTTTGGATACTGCAGCGTACCGCTAACGTCTTGCAATCGCGTTGGGTCAATCACCGCCAAACCTCCACTTTCAAAAGCCTGCATTTCTCAACACTGACTGGGCCAGCCACACAACGCACGCTCGCACCTGCGCAGAGTCTGGTAGACGTAAGTGCCATTACCCTGAACAAATGCGCAACACCCCCTAGCCCACCGCGTTTTATGTCCGCAACATCTCGCGTATCTAACACCTCGCGAGCCCTCGACGTTGGCTAAATTTTATCGACACAAAGTTGCGCCGCCTGCCAGTGGATAGTCGCCCACGTCCGCGTTGACCTTTGGTCCCCTTTGGCATCGGGCACTACTGGGTTGCGGTGGCTAGGATTTCGCCCGTGATTACTCAGCGCCTCAGCGCCATCGGTACGTCACGTGATACCGTTGCGGCAATCGGGCCGCTATGTGCAGTCGATTACCCTTCCTCAACCACAGTTTCTGTCACTTGCAAAATCCGCAGCTTGCCTTTGGGATTGTTCGCTTTCATGTCGGCAAATTCTTCCTTAGCATCTTCAAGCGTTGCGATGTTCATTCGCACGACGTTCCAGCCGCCGTTCTCTGGTGAGTGCCGCATAATTATGTAGCTTGTCATCGTTACCTCCATTTAATTAAAAAACCCTTGCGACTACGGAACGGCTGGCAGTGCAGTCACCAGACTCTTGGGCGCTCGGATCGAACGAGCCGCTACCCCTGTCCCTCACCGTAGTTGCTCCGTCGCATTGCAATAGCCCTCGAGCCACAATCTGGCAAGTCCATCGTTATTTTTGTATGGATTCGCTTCAGCATTGATATGTGACATAGCTGCCCGATGACCTTCTTTGCGAACTGCTTCATAATCTGCATTCTTGAGGCGCGACATGCCAATCGCGAACAACACAACTACACACAAAATTACAGTTGTCCAAAAAGCCACTTCTATTTTATAGCTCATACTATCAGTCCATGAAAAAACCCTTGCTACTCCACTACAGGTAGCAAGGGTTTATGTCGGGTTGCCCCGTTGAATCCGATTGTTACGCCGTAGTGGTTGCGTGTGGTCATGTTACGGTCGCTCGGTGTTGGTGTCAAGTTGTGATGGTTCGATCCGCAGTATCTTTACAATGCGCTTCAACAACACATCCCTGCTCAAACCGCCTGCGTTTTGCCTGTCGATTACGAGCACAATGGAATCGGCAAGCTCTCCGGTATCCGTCCTCGTAATGTCGTCCACGATCGCCTCAGCAATTTGCCGCCGCCGCTCGTTGTCCGCTTGCTCTGACATACTAGCTAGACTTGCCATGTTCTTGCTCCTGTATCACTATCTCGAATCGCACCACTTCGGGAAACTTGCTTGGCTCAATTCCTACGCCGACGCCCATCAGTTCTAACATTGTGCTAGCCGAGCAATCCTCATCAATTCTTTCCTCGAATTGGCACACCTGCCGCTCGCTCATAATCGCAATGTCTTTGTGATAGCCGTCCGCGTTGAATGCCCTAATGACAACTCTCATTGTTCTTGCTCCAAATGTCTCATCTGGTCGGTTGTGTCGTAGGCTGTCATTTGACTTGCACCAGCGAATCCTTCCAGTCGCCTACGAGGGGTGGAACGTCGAGCCATAGCGGAACTTCGCCACAATAGGCGGGCGACGAAACATCCCACAATCTCCCGTCATTGGTCGGCTTTCTTCTATAAAAATAAGCCTCACCATCCGCATCATACGCAAACCAGATGCCCCGCTTGATAAACGGCGGCCACTCAAACGGCTTGGCTTGCTCAATGATTACGTCCGGCAACTCAACTTCAATCGTCATTTTCAAAATGGCACCCCTTCCATCCTCTTTGTATAGGCTGCAATCTCTTCATCAGTTCGTAAAAATTGCCAAGCTTCATCTATCTCCGCGTGCATGTCCAACAACTTGTCATACGCTTCACGTTTGCGACCGGCCCTCAATAGGTCAAGTATGGTCTGTAGCTTCTCTTCCAGTCGATTTGTGTAGCTCAAAATGGTGCGTCCCTCTCTTCGTCGTCGACAGTAAGAAAATCAATCTCACGCTCAATCTGATCGGACAACTTGTGCAGCAACCGCAGCGACCTCCGATAGCGTCGCTTGTACTTTGACGCGATGACTTCCTCAATCAACTCAGTGATAACGTCTTCGATAGCGTCGTGGATTTCTTCAAGCGTCATTGGTCACCCCATGTAATTCCGCCCGTCGCTGTATCCATGCTTTGCGAAGTTCAGGCAACAGTTTTTTGACAAAGTATTGCTCACTGAAATCCTTGATTCGTTGGCCGACGGATTGCAATTCCGCATGCGTTGCCGCCGTACTTATTTGCCCAGTCCAAGTCGTCTTGGTCCGCGCAATGTGCTTACCGATCATCGAGCTTGCTTCGCGTGCCGTGATTGTCTTGGCTCGCTTTTTAGCAACCCCCATCTGTCGCAACGCGTATTGCTGATTCTTTGACGCCTTCGGTTCACCGCCGCTATAGTCGAATTGCTCACCATCAAACATATCCACATCGACCGCATGATAGTCCGCGGAGTCTGCTTTCGTTCGCGTCATCAATCGCTCTCTACGAGCCTTCTCCGCTCGCTCTTTTGCTTCCTTGCGTGCTTGCTTAACTTGCTCTGCCAGCGCTTCCATGTCGACCGTATCGCCCGACTTCTTGGCAATCGCTAGAGCCTCTTCGATATCAATCTTACCGACCGAAGATCCCGCTAACACGTCGATCACACTGGCCAATCGATGCTTGCCTGAGTTGCCGACAAAATCGAGAATAACGCAATGGCTCTTCGCGCTCTGTGCAATTGCTTGCCGCCTCTCATGGGCCGTCGCTAGCCCATCAACCACGCCCGGCAATGTTCGCGTTGCCCGCCCGACGATTTGCAGTAGCAACGATTCACTTTTGGTCATCCGGCAATTGACAACAACCGCCGTTTTCGGAGCATCGAAGCCCTCGCAAAACACTAGGCAATTGACTAGCACTTGCAAATCGCCGTCGCGATACTCTGCTATGTACCGCTCGCGTTCCGATGGAGGCGTATCCTCAATTACACATTCAACTCTTACGCCATTAGCCCGAAAGCAGGCTGCCAATTTCTTCGCGTGTTCCTTGCCCGTCGCAAAGACAAGCGTTTTTTCCCCGTTAGCTTCGAGCAACGCAGGCTTGACCACTGCATGTAGTCTAACCTCCTCCTCCTTATCCGTGCCCAGCCAAGCAGCTTGCAATTGCCCTTCCGATAGGTCGCCTCTTGTTACGTCGACTTGGCTTATATCCAGGCTCTCGACCGTCACAAACTTCTGACGAATCGGGACCAGCCAGCCCTCCTTAATGCCCAGTGGTAGCGGCATTCGATACGCGACTGACTTGCAAACGTTGTGCAAACCCACTTTGTCCGATCTGTTCGGGGTCGCCGTTACAAATAGTTTCTTGAGCCGTTTGTTTTGTTCGAACCAAGCAAACGTCTTGCGGAACTTCGGCGCGACCGCGTGATGCCCTTCGTCAGTGGTCACTAGCCCGAAATCATCTGGATCAAATCGTGTGAATCGTCGCACCTTGCCATCAGTGCACTTGTCGCATCCTTCGCTACACTCTGGACACCGCCTCAGAGCTGTTAGCGTGTCGATAGACGCAACCACAACATCGCTCTTACTGCATGCCCAATTGCCTGCCATCTCGATAGCTGCACTGATACCAGCCCGCTTGGCATGGCCCATAGCTTGGAGGATCATCTCCTTTCGGTGAGCAATCAACAGAATCCGCCCGTGATTCTTCACATCCCATCGGCGCATGACCTCACTGAAAATAACGCTCTTGCCCAGTCCGGTAGCCATGTCGACCAGCGTTGAATCGACCTCCTCCCACTCGCTGAAAACGGCCTCCACCGCTTCACTCTGGTAGGGACGCAAGATGATTTCACACTGTGACGCAATGCGGGCAATCGTCGACTGTGCGGCCTCTTCGTCCCATTCGGTGAATAGTGAATACGCTGCGCTCATTTCAGCCCGTCCACGCTCTTAGCCGCACCCTTCGACAGCCAGCCAATTGACCGACAGTTTGCACATCCCTTGCCCTTGCACGACTCGCACTCTCGACAATAGGCCGTTGCCCGTATGTCAGACTTGAGTTGCTTGCAGGTCAGTTGCACGCTCTGCATGATCAGTTCCAGATACTCGCCGCCAATCTCCTGTGAGTATTCCGTTAGCTCGCGGACGATGCCATCGAGCCTATGAGCCGACGATATGATTTTTGCGGCCAGTCGCTCGGGGTGGTTTTGTTCGGGCTCCGGTTCTTGCTCCTCGACCGGCTCAGCCTCTTTCGGCTTGCTTGTGACCACTTCGACCGCGTTTCGATAGTCGCTGGCCGTTGGTTTGCGGTCCTCAGCCGCCGCGATTTCTGCTGCCATTTGCACTACTTCCGCTTGTTTTTCGACAGGGGCTTTACCAACTTCTCGCAACTGAGACTCCACGATTGGCAGTTCAGTTTTGTGTAAAATTTTACACAAATTCGCGTTGACCTCAGCCGCCTCAATTAGCTGGTAAGCACGCCGCCGCTCGATGCTAAATGTCTCTTGCACAAATGTCTCAAACGTGTCATGAGTCTCCTTATAGACGCCCAAATCACGCAGTTCGATCAAGTAGGTTCCAACGCGGACGAATGCGGGCAAGTCCTTATTGATCGCTTTGCACAGTTCGTCGTGGCGTGCCTTGTTGCGTTGTGCGATGACTCGATCGTTGACACTCATGCTTACCTCAAGTAAAGGGAGACCCCGAGCCAATGTTTGAGCATCACTTGCCGCAGATACGGCGTAGAATCACTGGCTCGGGATCGTGTTCATAGTGATGCTCAATCACTGCCAATCAATTTATTCGTTCGCGGTGCCGTTGTCAACTGCATCGTAGCGTCACCTTTGGCCGAATTCGATTACCCATACCCACGGATTGTGCTGCCAACTGCCTTTGCCGTTGATAACCTCCCACAGTTTTGCAAATGCTCCTCTATTTGTTAACGCGGCAGGCACACCCTCGCACTGTGCACCTTCTGCTATGGCGTCAACTTCCGTGATGTCGTTAAGTCGCTCAGTTCGCACGCCGGTAATCTCAATAGTAATTCTGCTAGCCCGTCGTGGCATATGAATTGACGGTTTCCATTTGATGCCATCCCATGGATCAGGCTTACCGTCCGCCTTGTAAAAAATGTTGTTGTCCGCGCAGATAGCGAATGTTTCGCGAACCCAAAGGCGGTCACCAACTGCACCGTATGGGCAATCAGCGCAAACAGGCGTGTCATAGCCGTCGATGCCGAACCAGCGACCGTCTTGCAATCGCCATTCGTACACGTTGGCCATCAACATTGACAGCGTGATGCATCGCTTCGGGTCCGAGTCTTTGGCTTTAACAATCCGTCGTGTCTGGGTCTTTCGACCGTCGAGAATGGCACGAACCATAGGGCCGGCAAATAGTATTGGCCGTTCGTTCATTTGATTTGCACCTTTCGGCGGTAGTCATACTCGTAGTATGTGATGGCATATTTGGAATTGAACTTATCGACGGCCGCTTGCAGTTCGGCCATGTCTTCTTCCGCAACGTGTAGTTCGCAATCATCGTACGTGTCCTCCTGCATCGCCTCGATTGCTCTATCGATGTCGAGCAGACGAACACACTTTAGACCAAGAAAAGCAAAGTCTGGCGCTTCGAGTTCATCCCGCGCATAGTCCGCTAAATCCTCTGGCGAATCAAACCAGCCGTCACGATTGCCTTGCACCTCCTCGCTGAAAATCATTGAATCGCCATCCCACTCGACTAGTTCAGCTTCTTCGAGTTGCTTGCGTCGTCGTTCCTTACGGGCAGCCTCGCTACAGTCGTTACACTTTGTGGCCCACCTGTACGCCTTTGACTTGCCGCAAGCGCATGGAGTACAGCACCGCTCGACGCATTCTTTAGGCGTAACCAAGTTGCAAACGCCGCACACCCACACGCCGCACGGCTTGCCAGTCTTTGGGCTGATCAGTTCGTATGCGTTCATAGTTCACCTGTTCCGTTGCATTTTGGACACTCGCGATACTCTGTAGTTTCATTTGGCAGAACGCCACTTCCGCTACACCTTGGACACTCTAGCGGATCGTCATAGTAGTCGGCGTCTTCGTCGTTGTGGTCGCAATGCTCACACATCGCCGCATAGCCTGCGTCCGGCAGCAAGATGTCGTCAATGTCGCCGTTGCAATGACACGTTAAACCGCATTCAGGACACTCGTGGGCCATCACTTGTCCTCCAGTATCTTGAGCCCGACAATCGATTCGCCAAAAACTTTTTTCTTCACGCTCGGCTTAGGTCGCTCGCCTGTAACCAGCACGCGCAGGCCAAGCGTGTTTTTCTCACCGAACCAATCGCCACGCACTGGAATGATCGTTAGCTTTTTACCGACCAACTTTTCACAATCGATCGAACCAAGTTCTGCTTTGATCATCCGATAATTAACTTGATCCACTGGACAAAAAAGCGGCTTGTGTGCTTTGGCAAATTGGATTAGCAGCCCTTCCTTTTTGACGTTCTCGTTTTCGCGCGTCACAATTTGAGCTGACTCGATTGTGAGCGTGAAGCTTGAGTAAACGCCGTTCACGATTAGGTCTTCGCCCTTGAGTAGTGCGGGGTCTTTGTTCATAGTCGTGGTACCGCATTAGGTGCTATCAACTCGACGACGATAGACGCAACCGCCTGACGAATGCACTTTACTGGACTATCGCCGTTTTCGACACCGACTTTAATCATCCAGCCGCCATACTTTTCAACAAACTCATCGTTATTTACGGCGGCTTTAAAGGTGTGATCCAGCCAATGCCATAGCGCTCCTTCACATGCGCCATCCCAGGCTTGTTGGATTATCTCCGGTAGTTCGGCAAATTGTGGCATTGGATCACCGCGAAAATTCTTCCAACCAACTACTTCGCCATACGCTGCGTATGCTGCTTTAGCTCGCTCACTCATTGCACAGTCCCCCAATCAAAATCGTCATCCCGCATTTTCCAATTCGGTACGTAGAGATCCACCTCAGCCTTGCCCTTATCGACGCCCGGCCACACGCCCGACTCCATGCACTGTAGATAGTCTTTGCAAACACGATGCACGTCATACACTGCATTCTCCAGCACGATGTCGGGCACATTGGTTACGCATGTGTCGTAATCGCCGCCGACCTCTTGCACAATAATTTTGACCTCTGGGAATTCACCGTACTCTTGCCGGTACAGTTCCCAGTAGATGGCAAGTTGAAAATCGTAGTTGAGGTTCGCGGCTGATCGACCGAATGCGTAGGGTGATGCGTTGCTAGTTGTCTTCAGGTCGCAAAGAAAACCTTTGCCCACGATGTCAGCACGGCCCTTAAACGGGATGCCGCAAATCTCACCTAGTAGCTGCTGCTCAGTGTGCGCACCTTCGAGATACTTTGGCGCTGAGTGATGCGAGCGGATAGCCTCAATCGCGTGCAAACACTTGTCGAACATTTCGCGCGGTACAACTGATCGACCGACGTTAGCCGCTAGAAAATCTCTGACTCGCTGTCCGTAGTATGTCGTAGCCTTGCTGTCGGTTCTGCGGTCTTCTTCTGGTTCGTTTTTGTTCTTGGCCTTGCGCAGATTGTTTGGGTCAAGATGAAAGTCCGGCATCACCACGAACCGCCGTTCGAACTCCTCGGGCTCAAGTAATAGCACGTGTGTTGTCGTGCCCAGCTCTTTGCTAATCGTCGGGTCCTCATCGCCGCCGCTCTTAATGCGATTGTGTAGCCGCAACATCGAGTGCAGCCCGTGGACAATCGTTGACGCGTTCATCCTATCGATGCTTTGATACGCCGCGAAATTATTCATCTGAGTTACCTTCCACGAAATCGGGATGATACGGCAATAAACACGTTATCGCGCCGTCGAAAATCTCCTTGCCGTCAGCGTCTTTCGGGAAGTGATATGCACGACAAGGCCAACCGCACTCTATTCCAGTGTGACCGCCGGTACAAACTCCTTCGCCGTAGGCCAATCCCCAGCGAAATGAACCCAGAAAGCCGCCTAATTTTGAACCACATTTTGGACAAACGCCCGGCGAGCAAAACGTAGCAAAATACGCGTCAAGTGCACTTTTTATGTCGGACCAATCTGCACCGTCCGAATTGATTTTCAACACGTCCTCGCAACCCAGCTTCGATATATCTTTCGTTTGCATCACCAAATCCTAAACAAATGTTCGCTAACCACCGCCAACAAAATCGCCGCAATGATGGCCAACGAAAACATCATGGCCGTTGAGTTGTTCTCACTCATATTTGCGCCGCCTCAGTCTTGGCATCTCCGCATAAAATCTTGGCTCGCGCAAACTGTCGTCGCGTTTGGCGTAGACCATGTTCCGCATAGCCTCTAGCCTTTTCGCTTTGACTATCGCAACTCGCTCCGCAATCTCTTCGGGTGTCGGCGACTCAACTTCGTCGCTGTCTAAATCTTCTCCGCGTGCTATTGCCCTGATCTGCCCAAAATCAATTTGCAGCATCCGCGCAATGTGACGCAAACCATGACCCTCATCGAGTAGTTGTTTAATTCGCTCTTTCATTATCGTTGCCCCGGTAGTGTGATTGATTCGTGGATGCCAGTACGCTTGGCAATCTCAATGATTTTTTCATCATCAAGTTTGCCCAGGAATTCGACTACGCGACCAACCAGCATTGGCGTTGACTTGCCATCGGCGTCCTTGATCGTTCCGCACCGAGGGCACCACCAAACGCCAGCAATTATTGAGTGCATCGTATGATCGCAATTAGGACACGCCATAATTTCTCCCCTCAACTCTGAGCCGGACCAACGGGGGCTAAGCACCGTGCCTCACCCCCGGTCCGACGATCCTACTGGCATCGCTGCCATCTACCGCGTCAATGCGGCTCCTCGTCCTGTCGATCCTTCAATTGCACATTAAATAGATTGCCCAAATCGTCGTCGCAACTATGATTGCTCCGAGTGAAACGCCGACAAATACGCCGCCATTGCAATCGTCGTTGTCGTGCCAATCGTAGTTCATGTCAATTTCCTCCGAGAATAGCACCGCAGCAGTTGCATCCATAAGCCAAGTTGTCATCCCATAGATCACGACTGCCGCAGTGTGCGCATCTGCCGGTATGGTGACCCACTGGTTCAGTGTGCGGATTGTTTGTGCGCCGCATGTTTGCAAGCTGTTCTTGGTCTATTTCTTTCGACCTAAAAATGCACCGATTTTCGTGTAGGTCAACATAGGCTCGCTGCTCGTCGTTAGCCATGTTTCGCAGTCCTCATCAATTCGCGTGCTTTTGCAACCACCCGCGCCGCATCGAGCCAACTAAAATCAAGCCGACTCGATACAGCAAATTTGCCGACCTGTTTACACAAGAGAGGAAACGTGCAGTCGGTGAAATGAAATGCGTAACAGTGATTAGATTTTGTCGCATAGCAAAATTTGTGCGTTGTGCCGATGCGGTTCATGCTGTGATCTCCGGATCATTGTTGCGTTGCACAAACCACCGCACTGCATCGCGAAACCAATAGAGTTGCGGATTGTAGTTCTTGCCTTGCTTGACCTTAAACGTGTTGTGGTCAAGCTTTTGCAAAAAGTAATCCGTATCATCCACCGCGCCGCGACACCACGGAAGCATGTCGTACGCTCGCGTAACGACAAACGTTGACAGGTCTCCCGTAAAAATTAGGTGGCCTGGAATTGTAGTTATTACGAAAGCATATGTGCCGCTGTCTTGTCGACCACAAATCCAAGAGCGGTAGATGTCCTGTGCCAATACTTGGGTAATCTTGTGCTCCGCGAAACATCGGTCGCTCATTTCGCGAATACGTTGCTCCATCGCGTTCATTTCTGCATCCTCCGAGCACGTTCAGCCATCATCGCCTCAGCAACGCCGAAAGCATGTTCGGCTATCTTGGAATAATCCGATTGCGTTGAGCCATACGAATACCGAACAAAATCTATTGACGCCAGCGCTTGCCCAGCAAACCAATCGAGCAATGTCATGCCGGTAAATTCGTGTGCGCTACCTTGCGTTGGAAAAGCAAATCCGCCGCTAGTGTCGCTGTTGTCAGATGTTTCGTCGCTCATAATTTCAACTCCACCACAAAGCAAACATACGATTCGTTACCCTCGCAGCTAGTCCATGCTGCTAGTTCGCTGTCCCACCGCACCGCAGCGTTACCGTGCACTTGCAAAAAATACGCCTTCTCAAATCGATCGACAAACATGCGAGTCCGTGGCCCGCGTCGTGTGACCTTGATTCGCTCGATTCGGTCTACGCTGATGTCGCGCAGGATGTTGGTTGTTGTTGTGCTCATTTTGTCCTCGCGAAATGTTTGCCAGCGAATGGTTGCGTTGTTGTACCAGGTTTCCACGATTCACCTCAATTGTAAGAGAGCTGGCAGAGCCCCAACGGTTGCCAGCACACCGTCCCGCCAAGGACTACAGCCCTGCGACTCGGTGGTACCGCTGCAGCGTTGCCGCCGACTTGCGAGCGTCGCGACCCATCCGGTCGATGCGCAGCGATTGTGCGACTTGCAGTCGATAAGACGATCCACGGACGCATTCGTCAGGTGTGCGTGCGAGTCGTAGCAGATGGACGGTAAGGATAGCTTTGGTTGTCGGTTTCATAATTTGTCCTCATTGGCGGAAAGGTTAGTTTTGGCCTGCCTCATCAGTGTGCGTAGGCCGGATCGCACAGAGCCCCGTAGGGCTTTCGGCTATAGGGCACGCAGACCGGCCGCCAGCTGATCATTGCCGCATTCCTCAGCAGCATCGGCTAGCACGTCGATCGGAGTATCTGACGACATGCCCAATGCACTCGCACGCTCCAGTAGGCTATCAACACGAGCGTATAGGTTAGGTGACAACTCGCCCGTTGGCGGAACCCATGCTGATCTGCGGCCAAATCCAGTTGAGCCTTTTTTTGCGCTAGTCGTAATGATGTACGTCCACGCCACCCCATCACTGTCGCGCCACACGACAGCAGCGGTAGCGTAAGCGTCATATCCGTAGCTGTTGGGCACATGGCCTGCGTGCAAAAATACGTGCTGACCCGATAGCAATTCTTCTGCCGCTCGATTAATCTGCTCAATCGTCATAATGCGCTTGCGACGACTACCATTAGCGCGACGTAGTAAAGTTGCGACTGATACGCGTTGTTCTGTTGTTGCTACTGTCATAATTCTGTCCTTTGGCGGAAAGGTGTTGCGTCAACTGCGATGTGCGATTGACTACGTACATAAGTATTGCAGATATCGACCGCGTGTCAACAATAATTTACAGAATCGGGATCCGTTTTCCCGGAATTTTCAGAAAAGCCTTATTTTACTTGGCTTTTTTCGCAGAAGTTTTTTTGCAAATCAGCTTGATTTCGCCGCCACAAGCCTGCGCAAGACGGGTCGCAAGAGCCAGCGACGGGTCTTTTTCGCGCTTGGCCACAGCGTAGACGGTCTGTCTGCTGCAATCGGCCTGCTCAGCGATTGCGATTGCGGTTGATTTGCCGCTGGAGATAGTGCGTGTAATTAGCTCTGGTAGTTGCATGTCATTTATCGTACACACTTGACGCTACAATTACAATGTGCTATTCGCGCGTGCTGAACTGATCGCAGCCACGGCAACAGCGAAAGTTTTCGCCAGTCAGTATCGTGCCATGGAAATCGGCAAACTCTAGTGGCTGCTTGTTGCCGCAATAGATTTGCAAGAGATTGCAGCGGTAGATTGCGCCGCATGCACACGATGCTTGGCCGAGATGCTCGCCGCGATGTTGACATATTTGAGGCGGTGGCAATGTAGGTCCGCGCCATTGCTCATATCCCTCTGGTATCTCCAATTGAGTGCCGCATGAGCAATAAAACGGTGGCCTAAGTTTCGTTGGTGGATTCAACTGCAAATGGCAATGCGTACACTCAATCACGCTAGGCTCACATCTACATCACAGAGCCACGATACCGGAGTTAGTCCGCATGGAGTGTAAGTACCTGGTATCGTTGCATCGCAGTCCACTTGGCTTACGTTTGTACCTAACAGCTTTTGGTAAAGCTGCATATCAGCACAATCAGATGGATCAGTTACCGTGTAGCTGATTCCCAAAATAGCGTAGACATTTGCGAGGTTCATACCAGCACAATCACCTTGTTGCACCTTCAAATAAATACGCCATGGTCTACGCACGTATTGATGGGGAAACGTACCGCAGATAAGTTGTCCTCCGAACGGCCCGCCAGTCCATTCGCAACCACTGCCCGTCACAGTGAACGAACCATCGAACTCCGCACATCGGCCAACTACGTCATCATGATCGCAATCACACTCATCATGCAATGCTTGGTTGGCAAACGTCACTGTGTAGCTAGTGCTGTTTGTGCCCGATTGACACTTCGAGCAATTACCGCCTGTGCAACTATCGGCAACCAGACATTGAGTAGTACCACACGCATTAGTTGCATACAGCACGTAGTTCCGACATGCACCGCCGACGATGTAGAAGTTTGTGTAGTTCAGTGCAGTGGAAATCATGTTGCCGAGGTTGTCATAGATCGCTACTGAATTGGCGCCTGTCGTTGTCCAAGTAAGTGTAATGTCTGACCCTGGTGTGCCACCGCTTGCAACGATAGTCAGTGTGCACGTAGGAGGATCAGTACAACAGCAACCGCAATTCCCGCTCGGTCCAAACCAGCCCATGAATCACTCCTACGCAGGACATGCCGCTTGAATGACCCAATACTTACCGTCTTGATACAGACACAAGCCCGCAGCGTTAACAGCCGTCAGCGTTGCAAAGATGCCGACTGGATCGCGCACAGTGTCATCGATGCCCGTGTCTGTGCCATCCATCTCGAGTATATCAGCGTCAGCCGTTCCATCTGCCAGCGACTCGTTGAGCGTGAATCGATAGAGCCTTGCAACGTCGTCACGCACGACACGAAAAACATCGGTAGCGATTGCATCTTCACCGACCACGACATATGGCCCGGCACCTTTGGTCAAGTAGTACTGACTAGTCGTCACTGCCCAGCGATTGCCCAGCGTAACCGTGCCAGTGCTTTTATACACACGATAGATTGGGCCAGTCTGTGCCGCGCCGTAGCCGTTGGCTTCAATTGCTGCATGGCCATTGAACAGAAATAGAGTACCGCTAGATGTTGGCTTTTTTACCTTGACATACCGCCGCAAATCATCGCTAGGCCCCTCGCTCACCATGCCGTCTACTTGCATGCAGCCATATGCCGGGATGATGGACGACTCGGTGTTTTTGACCGGCGTACCCGTGAAATCGGTACGTATCTGTTCGCGCTTGCTGTCCAGTTCGTTGAATCCACGGCGACGAAAGTAGCGGATGATTGCCGCTAGTTCTTGTATCTCGCGCTCGCCAAATTGTGACAGATCGACCATTACGACTCCAGCGCATAAACAACTACCTTGCAGGCGGCCGTATTAGCTTTCAGGTAAAGAGTCGACCCAGGGTTCAATCGAAACTGTGCAGTCTCGCCAGCACGCATGCGACCGCCATAGACGCCCGTTGCAAAGCCCCATTCCACGTAGTTGGTCGCGTCAAGGTTTTGCATGATGAGCCAGCCCAGCGTTGACAGTTCGCCAAATGCAATTGACTCTTCGCTCGTACCGATTGTCACGTAACCGGGTGTTGGTCCACCGACGCCGGTTTGCGTTACGCTCAGTGCTGGGGGCGCGTGCACAAAATTTAGATTGCCGTTGAGCACCCGAAGCGAATTCTGAACAGTGATTTCATTGGCCATTAGAATAATCCCAATCCCGCGTATGGTAGCGAGTAAACTTTTTTCTTGCGTTCAATCCAGATAGCAGCGTTAGGGTTCAGTTCGCGCGACCCGTCTAGCTTCAAACAAACTGGCCTTGGTTCAGGTTGCTCTAGCCCATCGGTAGCACGCACTAGCCTGGACGTGTATCCACTGCCGCCCGCGCCGACTGATACACTTGTTACGCGACCGCCTGATACGGTAGCCGTTGCGCTAGCGCCGGTTCCACCTGTGTCCGATGTAATTGTGACGGTCGGTGCACTTGTGTAATCACGCCCGCCATAGGTAACAATGATGCCGTTAATTACACCACCTGCTATCGTTGCAAATCCGGTAGCCTGTGCAGTTGCACCGCCGCCTGAAAATGTGATGCGTGTTCCTGTGCGTACGTTCATTCCGTCATTGCGGTATCTGTGCCACCATGCACGCGCCGGTATTGTCAAATAGGGTACGCGAAAATCGATTACCGCTGTGACGTCGTAGTATAGCCCCGCACCAGTGCCAACAGTCGGCGCAGTAAACGTACGAAGCGCTCCGGTACCGATAGGCCAAATTGAATCTGGTGAGCCGAACGGGTCGGAGTTAGTCGAGTCTAGATAGTTGGCCAGTGCATACGTATTGATCGCAGCGAATGAGCGATTGACGGTCAGCGTGAAGTCGGAAACCTCTTTCGTGAAACCTTCCTTGATTTCTCCGTTACTGTTCACAAATGGCAGGCCGTCTGCGTCGGTATCGATTGGCTCCACAGTAATCGAGTTGCTCCACGTCCACGATACTGGCACCGTCGACGGATCGTTGCTCGTACCGACCTCGCCTTGCCATTCTGCTACGACGATAGAAAGGTTTGGGCCAACTGGTTCCCGCCGCGTGCGAATGCAGAAGACGCCGAACTTGCCCGGGAAGATATCGCGTGTGCGTGGTAGCGAACTTGCCAGTAGTATCGTATCCTCGCTATCGTCTGCCGCATGCACAACCTGATACGCAGTTGTTGCCGAAAACGTTTCCGTCTTGCCGTCCTGTGACTCATAGCCAGCGTTACGACGCGACCACATTTCCGTTACGCTTGTGACTGTCATGGCACCACCAACGTCTTTAGAATGATGCCACGTTCTTTCTGTCTGCGGTACAGTTCATCGGCTTTGAGCTGATCTTGTGCCACTCGTACAAGTTGTTTGATTTGTGCGAGTATCTGAGTCTGTGGGTCGCCACCAGTGCCACGCGTTAGCAATCGGCCTTGCGTAGCTTGCTGTGGTGACGTGTCAACTTGCTTGTCTTGCTGCTTGGCTGCTTTGGCTTCATCCTGCCTTAGCAATTCTTCTTGCCGTGCCAACCGTTCGGCCGTAGCCTTGGATAGTCCTTCTTGTTCCAGCCTATAGGCTGCCGCTGCCTCTTTGCCCTTCACAAGTTCAATCCGACGTGCCTCTAAATCCGTTACACGTTTCTTTTCCAAGTCTGCTATCCGCTTGACTGCATCCTCTTCTTGCTTTGCTTGCTGCTCGGCTTCGACTTCCGCCTTTTTTCGTTCCTCAGCCTGTGCCCTCAATGCTTCGCGTTCCCGCAAGAGCTGTTCGGCCTTACCCTGATCTTTTGGCAATGCATTACGCTGTGCCTCAAGCTTTAGCTGCTCGTCTTTCGTGGCACGCAGCATTTCATTTTCCGCCCGCAATCCCTCTATAAAAGCTTGGCTCTTATCAGCCAATGAGTTTTCTTGCTTGCGAGCTTCAATGGCTTTTGCTCGCTCGCTGGTCATTGCTCGCAGCGCAGCCGCTTCACCGTCCAGCGAATCGCGAATTGCTCGCAAACTGTCGAGCTGGCTATTGGCCGCGTCCAGATCTTCTTTCGCAGCAGTTTTGAATAGTGCTGAACCAAGAGCCTTTTCTTTATTGGCAACCTCTTCGCGTGCTTTGGCTAATTTGCCGTCTAGTTCCCGGGATTGCTTTTCAAGCTTTGCGGCCGCTTCATTGATTGCCTGCTCGCGTTCAGCAGGATCGCGAATAAGGCCGACGTCTTCGCGCGTCTGTGAAAACGCCTTTTGTCGTGCCGAATCCATCGCGGTTGACATGCTAGAAAAAGCTTTGGTTGCCTCCTCAGCTTTGTGCTTTGCTAGGTCAATTTGCATCCACCACGAAGCAACCTTTTCAGCAACACTATACGTTACCGCTGCCGCCGCCGCTGCGATACCAAGCTTGAATGCAAATACGCCAGCCGTTCCCGTTTTCGTGACCTCGGAGAATGCAGACATCTTTTCCGTGAGTCCGCCAAGTTGCGATGCAAACGCGCCAATTGCCGTGCCGCCGAATGCATTAGCTAGCGAGCCAACAACCTCTACCGATGCCTTGGTGCGGCCGCCAAACTCCTTGGCTTGCTTTGCCATACCAACGAAATTCTGCTCGACCTTTTGTAGAGTGCCGGTCGCTTTATCTTCAGCAGATACGATTATGTTTATTGATTCGCTCGACATCTCTGCTCGTATTCGATCTTGGATTCTTGTCGCCTGAGAAACCTTGCAGCTTGTACAAAGCTAGATGATTGGTCCAAGCTTCCACCAGCAACAGGTGGCATCCCCTCGTAAAACAGGTCGATCGTTTCGCAAAGTGTAACCATCCCATGCGTTTCTTCTCGTGGACAATGGACGCTTATCCGACCGTCTGCGCACTGATCGCAGCCGTAGCCCTCGCATGTTGGGCAGTCTATTAGTAGTCCGTTTTCCTTGCACTCTTGCCCGCACCCTTGGCATACCTCGCCACAGCGAAGCAAAGCCGCAAGCGTTAATCTTTTTTTTCGTAATGGTCCAAGTGATTATTGGTCAGCACCGCACGCAATAGCTCTCTGGCTTCGTTGTAGCTAATCGAGTCCATCAGCCATTCCGCTGACAAAGTTCCTGTCATGTTTTCGATGCGAGTAAATACTTTCAACAGCACAGCAATGGTTGACTCAAACAGTTCTTTCGAGTTGACATCACCGAGCCACTTGTCCAGCACCTCAGCTACATCTTGCTGCAGCCGCATTGATAGCGACCTTGCGTAAAACGTAGGGCATGGCGTTTTGGCTTTGTCCGATTCAAGCACTACTGGGAACTCGCGCCCAGGCTCTAGGTAAATTGGCATTAAGTCGCCGCCGTAAAGGTAATCTGCAAACACTGGTCATGGGTCGCGCCGTTCTTGTTGCACGCAAACTCAAGGTTATCGACAGTGAGCTTCTCGCGGTCCCCGTAACCGATTTTGATAATCTGAGCTTTGGCCGCATCGAACTTCAGCAGCGAATTGCCAACTCCACCACAGTGTAACGCCAAAGCGTTCTCTGTGCCTGCTAGCCAAGCGCCATCGCGGTCTTGAGTTGCTACCAGCACCTTCTCAGCATCAAGCGTTACCTTCGGATATCGACTTGTAACAATGCCCGCCAAGTATCCGCTACTCTTACTCGGGTCTTCGCGCATCGTAATGACGTTGCCTGCATCAATCGTCGTAGTGCTTGGCAATAGTGCAACGCTATTCCACGTACACGCGCCGCTTGAGAATCTGTAGTTCAAGTCGGTTACATACGTCGGGCTAATAATCGAAACGTCAGTCTCTCCTGCCCATACACCCATGAAATCCCACTCGATGTAGCCAAGCTTGCCGGTGGGCAATGTCACCTTGAAAGTGCCGACGCATCCAGTCATCTTTCGTAATGCACCGTCAACGTAGTGCGATATGGTCAAGCTCCGCGGATCGCTGCTGCTTGTGCCAGTCGGCAAGCTAACGGGCGAATAAACTTGACCGCTCTTGACCCAGCCACAAGCAGGAAAAAACGTATCGGCCCATGATGGCTCTGTCGCCGATCCATCCCACTGTAAATTTGTGCGAAAGGTTACGCGTGCTTTGCGTGCTCCATTGATTTGCGAAAGCATGTCGAAGCCGCCTTGCCCCTCGCGCTCTTCCATCTCCGGTTCAGGGTTCATCACTGCGTTGTAGGCGTTGAACGTAGCATCACTGGCGCCAGGAGTAACGTCAGTGCCGATGGTCGTTTCAAGCTTGGCAGCTAGTACTGACTTGCGATATAGCATTAGATTGTTCCTTGATTCTTCAGTACGTTAAAGCGTATTCGTCGTTCAATTTGTTTTTGCAGTTCTGCCCGCGCCGTTGCTTCCGCTTTCGCCTTTGTGCCAAGCTGCCCATAGTACTCACCTGGGCTTGGCCCAAACTGCTTTTCAATCGGCAGACGTTCTGCTGTCGTTCGCTTGTAAACGTGGTTGCCCCATTGCCTGGCAATCCACGCATCGCGCACTATTGACCTGCTCTGTCCACGTCGCATCTTGACGCTAACGCCCCGCTTGAGTTGAGTTGGCTTGAACATCCTCAACGGAATCGGATAACCTTCACCAACACTCACTACAGCACGCAAATTATCTGCCGTCGCTTTTGATTTCTGCTTGACGATTTTCTTTAGTGTCTTTTGTTTTAGTGGCAGGATCTTCGCCAAGTCTTTCGCCGTCTCACTGGCTACCTTGCGAGCCGTCGCATTGATCGCCGTTTGTATTTCACGTGGTAAGCGATGAGCCTTTTTGCCCAGCGATTGCTTGAGTCGTTCCACTTTTCCCTGGTCAATGGATATGTTGATCATTATCGCGCCGTATAGGGGTCGCCTTCATTGTGCCGATACCGAACAACCAACTGTACCAACACACCTGAACCGCCGTCGTCCTCTTGCGTTATCACCGAGTCGCCAAAATACGCGTCAACAGCCTTGCCGCTGAAACCATACCAATCAGAGGCCGTGCGAATTGCTTTGCACACGTCTGCGGAAAATTGGTTGGCATAGGTGTCCTTAGCCGTTGGGTCTGTCTCACTTGTCATGCACCGACAACGCAAATTGAATATCGTCTCTTGCCCAACAGCAGGCGGATTACTCGGAATGTCATACGCCTCAAATGGCCTTGTCTCGCCCTGGTTAACTACTACCTGCCAATCTCGTGGACGATAGCCGCCAAATCGTGTAGGCTCCGCTACCTCGCTAATCGTCGTGTTCTCCACATCGTCAATTAGCAATGCTTCGAGTCTGGTCACTATCGTCGTGCGTATCGATTCCACTACCGCTACAGGCATATAAGGACCAACATCCCGTTATCTTGACCTGCTATTTTTTTAATCGTGTGCCGTGTTGCTGTCTTGCCATCGCGCGGAGGAAACCCGAGGACATCACCTCCGCAGTTAATTGAGTTGCTCGATATCCCCGTTAGTGCATCGTTGGCTACATGCACCTCGTAGGCTGCCATGGCGTTCTGCGTATCGTCGATAAAATACTGCACGCCCTCGCGAAACACCACAGCGTTAATCGACCTAGAGCCACCGCCGCGCGGATAATACACGACGGATTCTGCAAAGTCGTCCACATTGCAAAAGACCGTCGTGGCATCGTCCTCGATCGTTTCACGTAGTGTCATGGTTAGCGACGACAAACAACCTTGACGTAATCGATTGTTACTGCGTTGGTGTTTGTCGTGGCCGTCTTCTGAATCTGCACGAACGGCTGAAGCGAACTTGTCGCCGCTGCCATCGTAAAGGTAGTCGAAGTAGCCACCCGCACGCCGTCGATGTAGAACTTGACGTCCGACTTGCCGCCCGTGAAATCGATCACAAACTTTTTGTAAGTCGTGCCAAGCGTTATGCCGGTTGCCTTGTCGTCCAGGTCTGTGGTGCCGTCGTCGGTTTCCACAACTACCAGCGTAGTCGATGTAGCCCCGACCATCTTGAACTGAGCGTTATTGGCCGTTGCATCGGTGTCATCGTTGCGAGCCGATTGCAGACCAAACGCCAGCGTCGTTCCACTGGTGACCGCACCGCTAACTTTGACACGCGCCTCGAATCGCTGGATGTTGTCGATGTCGAAGCAAAGCTTGTCGCCAAAGTCCATGCAAACATTTTGCACTTCGCTAGTCGATTCCAACGTCAACGCGACTTCACCAGTCGCCGAAGGGCTAACTGATGCGTACGTTGGCGTACCAGATGAACTGGTATCGGTTATCTTCCAGTTGCCTTCACCTACGGTTGCCGCGTAGGTCTTGCCGCCAACAAAGTCATCCTCGAACACGCAAAAATCTTGAATCCCTGACATAATCGTTTCTCCGATTTCTCATTACGTAGTTTGAAAATCGTCACACAAAACAGTGGCAACCGATCACCGTGACCGGCTGCCACACTACAGCTCTGTCACTAAGCAGCGTTACGCCACAGACCGCGCCAGTCGATCGCCTTGACACCGAACGTTTGGCGAATCTTCTGCTTGTAGGTGTCATTGTCAAACACCCATTCAGTTTCCATCACAGGCGATTCTTCACCAGCTAGGAATGCCAGTTCAACAGTGTCGATCTGTCCAGGGTCAGCTGCCAAGTACCAAACGGTCGTGCTGGCTGCATCGAGTACCGGCTCGCCGATAACCGACACGCTGCGGGGTCCGCCCGGTCCGTAGATGTTTTTGACGCCCTCGTTGTTGTTGGCTGCGTTGTAGCTGATCGAATTGATCAGTTCCAAGGCAGTCGCTTCGTAGTTGACTGGCACAATCAGGTAGCGCGGTACAACGTTAATCGTTACCGTGCTATTGAGCCCCTTCTGCGTCCGCATGGCTGCGAATCCAGTATTGAGCGTTGTCACGCTAGGCGCTGCTGCTGCACCGCTGGTATTGGTTCCAGAAGTATGAGCACCGAACAACGCTACGCCATCGCCCATCGTTGGGTTGCTCGTTAGCACTTCGTACACCTTGCGGTTTTGCGTACGACGCGCCGCGTTGCCGTGCATTGCAGGCACTCGGCTAATCGCATCCAAGTCATCATTGACAATCGTTTCCCACGAGACGGAAAACATCTTGCCGAACTTGGCGACCTTGTAGGATTCCTTCGAGTCGCTCATCACGCCCTCGGGGTAGTCCGCATTCTCCGGCACTTCCTCCAGGTCTGGCGATTCGCTGAACCGCATGCGATTGACGTTCTTGAAATCGTCGACCGAAGCTGCACGACGTGCCCACAGTTCCCACGTATAGGGAGCTTCTTCATAGGCAGCTAGTAACGACTTATTGCTTGCATCTTGCAGAAGGTTCGTAAAGGTTCCCGTTGTGTGATAGGCATAGTCACGACGCACGCCCATCCGCTCCAGAATCGTACGATTGCCCATAGCAGCCCGAGCGATTTCAGGCGAACTAAAGCGATGCGTAGCCACGTTGCCACGTCGCAAAATCTCTTCAGCCATTCGCATCAGCGACATGTGCTGAAACTCTTCGGCTCCTGGCGACGGCGTTGCACCGACCAGAATGCGAGATACTCGAGCCGATCGCTGCGACCGCATTAGCAGTCCATCGCGGATCGCTCCGTAAAACTTGTCGTCACCAGACTCGGTAACACGAACATCGGCACCCACCGACGTTCCCACAGTAGCGGCGTTGGCTGCCATACGTTCAATCACCTTTTCGCGAACTACTTCCAGAGATACCCCATCGCGTGTCCATTGGTCGGCAATCGTTCGCTCAATGCCAGCCTTGGTACACAGGGCAGAAATTTCTAACGCTCGCTTGCGTTCAGCAAGCACTATGGAATCGGTATCGATCTTTGCTCGTTCCATCGCTACCTCTTCCTTCGGTTTGTCTTCTTCAGCGGCTGCGTCTGGCATTGGTGCAACAGCGTCAGCCGCTTGCATCTCAACAACGCCTTCGGTTGACTCGCCATTGCTGGCTGATAGGTTGCCAAGAACCCATGCCATGATTTGATCAGGGTCAGTTAAGTCCGATGGCATACCTTTTGCCACTAGTTGGGCAATTGCTTCAGGTGTCATAGCTCTTGCTATTCCTTTCGATAATTCGTAGCTGCGCCGCACTTTCGATCGAACATCAGCACCGGCAGCTACTAGTGATGCGTCCGTTGGTTGCCACTTCGTTACGACGTTTGCAGGCCCTTGGATTTCGCGGCCCTCAAATACTGCCACCTGACCACGCTTGACCTCTGCAATCTCCAGGCAGTCAGCCGTGATTGAGAAGTCTGTTATGTGCCCATCGAGCACTTTGTAATAAGCGTCTTGGCTGTCGGTATCGCGTGCAAACATCGGCACGCCCTCACACTCGCCATTGATAATCTGAATGTTGCGAATCGACCCAAGAACGTTTCGCGTTGTGCTCCGGTCGTGGCTATCGACAATCGGCAATTGGTTCCGACCGTCGCGATATTGCAGGCCGCTCATCAGTAGAATTTCTTGCACGACTTCCTGCCGCGTTTCATCCCAGCGTGCCACAGGATTCTCTGAGGCAATAACCGCCGTGAAGCTTTTATTAGCTTCGTCCTGTGAGCCTTCGCGTATGACCACCGATCGCTCAATAAGCCGCGCGTCAGGTCGGTCATGCTTAAAGCTCTTGACCTTCTTTGTCATCGTCATGCTGGCACCTCGTCAAGCACACCGTCAGCCATGTCGAGTATCAAAGCCTCAACAGTTTGCGGAGAGTAACCTAGGGCCGATAGCTGCACTCTGGCTTGCGTTTCGGTTAGTGCTCCAAGTTTGAATTGATTCAGTACGTCAAGCATCGCCTTGTTGGTATTGGTCCAATCCTTGCGCCCCATGCCCTTTAACTCGCTCGTGCCGCCGACCGCTGCTGCTACGTCTGCTTCGGTTTGCAGGTCGTCGTTAGGCTGGACGTTGTAAGCTTTTTGGGCTGCCTTTTCTTTGGCACGTTGTCGCAAGTTCTCACGCCAGTTGATACCGTTCTTTGCACACTCACGCTGTAGCGTTGACATATTCGCATTGATCGCCGCCTCGCTGGCTGCTTGATCGTTTTGCGGGTCGACCCATTCCCACTCCGGCACTTGCCATGTAACCGGCACAAGCTTACGTCGGTCGCTCAGAAGTTCCGATAGCGTTGGAAATCCTTCTATGCCCGCAATGGCCGCCGCTTCGCAAAATCGATCCCAAACAGGCTGGCATAGGTGAGCAATTAAGTACTGTTGAAAGCGTTTGAATCGTCGTCGGTCCTCTAACTCGCTAGTGCGTGCTGAACTGTAGGACGTGCGCGAAAAATCCCGAGAAACCTTTTCGTAGCCTAGCCCAACACCTACACCAATTTCACGTGTGATTAGATTGATCCAAGGCTCTGCTGCTGAATTAGGTCGGCCTGGATTGATCGGCACAACGTCCTCGTCTTTGTTGAGCCGAACCACTAGTCCCGGCTCTAGATACTCAAACGCGTTACCATTGGCATCTACAGCATCTTCGCCTTCAGGAGCCGACAGCCCGCCGATTGTTCCGCTACTCTTGATCGCAGCAGTAAAGCATGATGCAACTGCCGAGGCTTGTAGTTCGTTCTCTTTGTAAATCGTTAGGTCACGCACCGGAGTAATGACCGGAGCGAACCACGACACTCCGCGCGTTTGGCCAATTCGATCGCGCCGGAATAAGTGCAGTATCTCCGATGCCGGTACTCTGATTGGCGTCGTGCTACGTGTTACGTAGGGGCTGTTAGGATGTTCTGGATAAATCCAGTAGGCAACAGGTCGACCTGTTTCGGATAACTCGACGCCACGGACGACGCGGTTTTGTGACGTTCCGGTTTTGCTGCGAAGCATGTACGTGTCGTGGTCAGTTGCAATACGATCCGCTTCGATCAGTTCCAAAGCAAACGGTACCGGCCTTGCAATGTCGCTGCCCTTGGTTGGCACTAACCGCACTAGACACTCGCCCGCTTCAACGATTTCGCGCATTGCAAGAAACTGCAGCTCCGCGAATGTCATCTGGCCATTGATTTCGCAAGTCTCGCACCATGCCCGCCAGACTGCATCGCGTGCATCATTAATGGGCTCTACGTCGTTGCCCTCGATGTCCTCGACCATAGATTGTGCATTGATGCCACAGCCAACTACAGCCGTTGCAATTGTCTCGACGATGCCCGTTGCGATAGCAGAATCGCGGACAAACTTACGCGCCCAGGCACGAACAGCGTCGGCGCCGGATTGCCCTAGACTCTCGCTGTCTGCTGCTTGGTTCTTTGGTCGAACGCCGGACATACGGCTAGGCTCAGCACCGGCATAGCCACGCTGTAACGCACGCCGAGCAATAGCCCGACGCAAACCAGCTTGTGGTGACACGTACGATATGAGGCGGTCTAAGACGTTCACAGGCCCGGCCTCCGCAACTTGGCAAGCCTGATAGCACCACTACCGGACGATTCCCGCTGGGCTTCCACCTGTAGCATTCGCCGTTCTTGGAACAATTGCTCTAGGTCAAGCTTCGTTACCGACCTTGAGCCAATCGAATAAGACGACGCGCCGCCAGTCAACAGAGCTTGAATGGCCGTTTCAATTTGGGTCAGTAGTGCAGATGCAGATAGTGCCATTCCTATAGGTTGGCACAAGATGAGTCATTTACTCAAGCGGTTCTAGGGTGTTAGTTCCACACGTATGGAACTAGCCTAACGGTCGTGAATCCTTGTACGTGTTGCCGCAAAAGTCGCATCGACAATAACGCACGATTGACCCCTCAGTTTTCACCGTAGCGTAGACCCGTGAATAGCTCTCGTCCGGCGGCCTCAGTTCGGTGCATAGCGAACAGGGCGGAGGCGCGTAGGATCTTGGCTCAATTAGCCGCTGGTCGGCCTCTTTGGCTAACCTGTCGTCCTTTGCTTCGAGCCGTCTTTCATCTCGCCGTTTGTGCGTCATGCGTGTCATTATCGCCTTCTGTTTCTGTTGATTCGTTGCATCCATCCGCTAGGGTCACGTGCAAAGCCATGTTGTTTCGACGCGGGCTTTGGCTTGTCTTGCTTCGGTACCGCTTGCAGTTCCACAGTCTGGCCAATCAGTTTAATGCCCATTGCCTCAGCCCCAGCCGCTGCCATGTACGTAGCGTCCAGCCAGTGGTTGTTGTCGTTCCGCACGTCCCAGTATGTTTTGGTGCCCTTACCTTCCTTGAACTCCGCTACCAGTTGCTCCGCTACGATGTGGTGCGAGTAGCTGTTGTGCTCACGCCCCGGCACGTCAAACAGCGACAGAGATCCCTTCCTCAGCATGTTGTTTTCGTCGAACGTCGGCGTCAAAAAGCGTTCATGTACAAACTGCTTCCAGTAGCTTGAGTCGAGATGGTAAAGCCAAAGTTGCTCTGATACCTGCTTGGCTGCGTAGATGTTCGAGCCTGCGATTATCGTGTCGGTTGACTTTGTTTTTGCATGGAACGGTACTTGACCCTTTGACGGATGAAACACCCCGCGAACTTGACGGCAAAACTCATAGGCTGCCCGAGTGTACGATCCCGAGTCCACAAGCACAAAATCCACCCGCCGCTCTAGGCCGGTTGTATCAACATACACCTTATTGATCAGTTCATCGCGCCAATTCAGTAGCGCCGTGTAAATCCCCGGTTCGCTCGCTTCCATGTCGGCAAGCTTCGATTCTGCCCTCACGTTCTTATTGCCGACCACTTCAACGATGCCATAGTCAACCACCACACCGCCGGCGCCACGCCACCAGGCAATTGTGATCCAGTGGCAATAGTGCTTGCCCAAGTCGATAGCCGACGTAATAGCCGTACAGTTTGCCGGTAGCTGCAGCCGCGCCAAACCGCTACGCCGACTCTGAACAATGTCCGCCGTTAGCCCTGAGCCAATTGGGCCAACTTCCTCCGGTGGGTCGTTGTCTATCTCAGTTGCCACTGCCCGGGCGCTCGTGTCAGCTACTCGATTGTAGTAAGCGTGGCAGGTCGACAATTCAATCGGTTCACCGTCCGAATGTAGCTTGCGGTTAAACGAATTGGGATTGGATACAACGCAGCCCGATTCAATCTCTGCTTGGTTGTCCCTCCAGAATCGGAAGGCTACCCGCGCGTCAGGGTCATCATCCTTGTGACTCTTTCGCATATCGATGTATTGTTCAACCAAGTCCATCCGGTCTGGTGGCCTGATCATCTTGCGGTATCGCCGACCGTTCCAGCTTGGCTTAACCGTTCGGTCTGTGTACTTGTATGCGTTACACTTGCGATTGAGTGTAGTACATAAGTAGACCCGTGCGATACGCTCCGCACTGGAGCCCATACCGCCGATATCCTCCTCGATAATCTTTTCATTCTTCTCGATCTGTTCGTCTGAGCGTGCAGAATCCTTGTCTTCAATATCGTCAATGATTGCCAGCGTTGGACGCAATGAGCGAAACTTGAATCCACGTATCCGCCCTTCAATACCAACAGCGCCAAGCACCTGACCATGAGCCACAGACTCGACACCATCCGGCCAATGTGGCAACTGTTCCTTGGTTATCTTCGGGAATGCAAAATGCTTTTGCCCGATAAACATCCCGATAAACTTGCCCGGCCCGCCAACAGTCTGCAATCGCGCATTGGCCGTCGATGGCCCGATGGCAGCTAGCGGAACTCCGATCTCGGGGAAGTCTTCGACGAACGCCTGTGAGTAGGTGAGCCGCTCCCGAAGTGCTTTCAGTTCATCGCTAGCCGCGTCTTGATTCTTGCCAATGATGACGGGGAACATCGACAGACCGGCAAGCATTAGGCACAGCCCACCGTCAATGGCAAGCGTTGTTTTTCCTTCTCCGCGTGGTCCGGCTATAGCTTGGTCACCTCCGTACATGGCAGCCCGCTTAATCGATAGCAGCATGTCGCTACGGTCCTGCGTAAACTCTTCGTAATACGTCACTGGAAAGTAGGTCGTTAGCAACAACTGCGGATCGGCCAAGCACGCATTACGCCGCTCGATGTTTCTCGGCACCGGGATAAATAGTTCGCGACCGATTGCCCGCTTGACCGCCTTGCGTTCCCGGTCTGCTTCCTTCTCATCATAGACTTGCGGTTTGCGCTGCCTCAGCGTTTCCACTAACGTCGATGCTCGATCCTTCGGCATCGATAATAACACCTTGCGAAACTCCGAGTTCGGCAGCGATTCTATCCAGGTCAAAGTTTCTTGTGCGAACATCGATTACCTTGTGCTCATCGGCTACGTTCTGCCCTTCGGCTGCTATCAGTGCCTTACTCGCTGCGGTTACCTCACGCGGACTACTGCCTGGATCAGCTATGATCGACACCAGACGGCGCACCAGTGCCGCCCGGTACTCAGGTTTAATCGGCCAACGCTGCTCTAGTGCTCGCTGTATCATGCGTGTGTCGCGGATGCCCATCGTGGTATTGGATACTCTCGCACAATTTGTCCATCTAGCTCAATTCCCAATTCAGTCCGCCAACCTGCCGACTGCTTATGAAAAAACGCCGTTCCGTTTTCGCTGCACTTGCGATGCATGACCCGAGCCCAATTTTTATCTTCTGGACGGTGGCCTGGACCAGACTCGCCGCCATAGATAATCCAATCAATGCCGGTGATATCCAAATCGTCTAGTGGTCCTAAAGCAGGCTCGTAACTGATGAATCGCACCGCCGCCGGAATTGTGCGCAAGTGGTCGACGCGCCCTGCCACCCGCATATCTTCGACTGAAGTTCCCAGCCAAACGTGATCCCATCCACCATCCCAATCAGTCGGCAAGTTCCCTGCAATACGTTCCGGACGCTTTGTCAATAGCTGCCAGTCCAACGCCGTACACTTGCGAATTAAGTCCCACAGTCGAGGGCGAGTCTTGTTAGCAACTGGATGATCCTCAAATACATCGCATAGGGACGCACAAAAAACCCGCCGCCTAACACCATCACTAGCCGCTTGTCGATTCCAACCGACAACGTTTTGCCATGGTGCTTTGGTGACTTGCCTCGTCGTAGTTGATGCTGGCCCCCACAAGTCCAAGCCCATTCGATTCTTAGTCAGCGTTGCAGCGTAGCAGTTCTTGCATCCATCAGATACTTTGACGCAACCCATCCATGGATTGAATGTGTGGTCGGTCCAAGCTATGATCGTAGATTCAGACATTGCATTGCTCCTTTTCAGCATTGCTTGTTTGCGTGCCGGTAGTTGACGCTATCGGCACACTTTTTATCGGTTCCAATCGCACGCCGATATACCGTGCAAATCCGGTTGAGACAGCCTCAACCACTTCCTTTATTGTAGCAGTTTCCGCAGCTTTTGAAAACGCGAGTAAAACATCGTATTTCCTTGCAATTATGCCTTTAATCGACTGCGGAGTTGACGGCGGGAATCTAAACCCCAATGCACTCGCGCCGTGTGCTTCTGGACTCATGGCAGTTTGGTTCTGGTTGCCGATCGTCAAAAATACCGTCATCGGCTGAGAAATGTTTTTAGCAATCTGAATCCAGTGCTTCCATGGAGAGCCATACGTGTCTACGTCAATGATGTTCTGACACCATCCAGGCTGTTCCAATATCCTCACTGAATCTATTTGCAACCGCCCTTTTTTTGGCTTCAAATCAACGCCCCAATAGCTGGAAATATCAAACTCTTGGCGTAACGTGCTCCACATAACTCCGCCGCCTTGACAGCAATCCAGCACACTCCCATCGCCATCGGCATGATACTTTCTCAGAAAATATCGCCGCAAATCAAGCTTAACTTTCGGATTGTGATTATCAGTCTTTGGCATCAGTAACCGTTGTTTCGCATATCTCCACAATGGACGCTAAGCGTTCCACGTCACTAGCAATATCACCAAAGCGAATTGTTGGAATCCCGAGCAATACCCACGCCATAGCAGGCGGCGCTTTTGTACTCAGTGGCTTTAACTCCGTGTCCTTTTGCTCACTATCGCCTAGTAGTGCATCAATCTCTTGTTCGCTAAATCCAGTAGATACTAAAAGACCAGCATCGTCGTCTAGTAGCCCTTGCAGGTTCGCTGCTAGCGTGTCATCATCCCACGCAGCTAGCTCAGCCGTCCGATTGTCCGCAATCGCATAAGCAATTGCCTCTGAGCCATCCAGCGGCGTCCTAACGCAATCCAAATGCGTCCAGCCCAATGACTTGGCTGCGACCAGAGTTCCGTTGCCAGCTCGTACAATGTTAGCCCGATCGATCACGACTGGTTTCTGCTGGCCGAACCGAATAAGCGATCCAGCTATTGCGTCGATGTTCCGTTCATCATGTTTCCGCGCATTTGCCGGATCACTGTGCAGCTTGTCAATCTCTATACGTTCGATTTGCACCTTGCCCCCAAACCCCCGCGAAAACTTAACCATGGACAGACGGATTTTTGATCAGTATTTCGGGATGATTTCGATCGCATATCATGTCACCCTCTCTAGGAGTACCTTGGCTTTTTTCACGTGTACTTCTCTTGCAATACTGTCTCGCCCCCGAAGCTTACCGTATGCTCCGCCCCTGCTGCTGACTTGACTTCCACCGTCCAATCGTAGACCCCTGGCGCTACTGCTGTATCGGTCTTGGTCAAGTTGAATGATAGTCGCCACGTTGACCCTAGATCAGTAATAGACCCACTCACTAGCCATCCGTTGCCATTCTCGTCTTGAGCGCCAAACGAGCATGTAGACGTTGCAGCCACGAATCCCACAGGCTCGGCAATGGTCCACAGGAAAGCACGCTCATGGATGGCCAAATAGTCATCGCCGATGAAGATGCGCGGTATGGTGCCACGCTCGCTAACGGGTGACTGGACAGTAGCCGACCCGGTGCCCAGTGTATTGAGCCCAGCCAGCGACGGCCCAACAACCAGCGTCAGATACTCGCTACGTTGCCCCGACTCATTGAATCGATAGAATGCCACACCCTCAGCACTTGGCCTATCCGCTGCATTGTAGGCTAATCGATATTGATAGTATCCAGCCGCCGTAATTCCGGTCTGACTGATCGGACCAGCAACCGCAGCAAATGCCCCGCCATCGATCGCTACTTCACCCGTGATAGTCGATCCGTCGCGAGGCCAGAGGAAATCGATTGCATTGGTGTCGTCCGCGCTGACCTCTTTGGCTTGATAAATGATTGGAGCAGGAGAATCACCTATCCAAATAGGTCCATCACAATACACCTTACCACGCGCAGTCACAGCAGTAGCGGTCGTGCCAACGTAATAGAGATGCTCTCCGTTTGCACTTTCGGCAACGGTCGCGCTAAACAATCCAGAATCACCGCCATCTTCCGTTAGGGTATCGCCACCGCTATTGACTAGCGGACCTTTGTACGGGTAGATAAACACCTTGAGCCCGCTGGTGCCGCTCAGTTCATTTAGTCGGACGTAGAATGTAGATGCCATCTTTTTCTCAGTGAGTTGATCAGCGTTTGAATCCGCTTCTGTTCAGCCAGATTGTATTGACGATAGCAACCTGTGCCGCGTTTCTTTCGCAGTCGTACTTTCCGCAGTAGTCTGCCGCCAGGTGGTTTCATAATTCTAGCTAAGTGTGATTGTTCCGCTGCGTACCACACCGTCAGAGCCTTTTAGCTTGACTGTGATCGTCGTATTGCTTGTTTTTTCAAACGTCAAATGACCATTAGTCGCTGGTGTGACCGATGCAAGCGGCGCCCACGTCAATGCGTATTCCATCGTTTTGTGCGCGGTTGATGAATCGAGCGTTGAGATTACGCCAGCGTTGGTTATCTCAAGGAAATCCGAGTCGCCCGAACCCTTGCTGAGTGATAGCAGCCTAATGTAGCCCGCGCCGCTTGACCTATTGCCAAGCACTATTTGCGCGAACGAATCGACAGTTATGTTTTCATTGAAAACCAGTAGCGTGCCTTGGTTAGTCTGGAGACCAGTCGTCTGAGTAGTGGCATCGTCAGCCCGACAATCTAGGTTAGGATTGCTGAAATCCCCTGCCGTAGACTTGCCAAAGTAGCCCTTAGCAGATTTTACTTGCGTAGTAAAATTAGCCGCCGTTCCAACTAGTGCCCCTGTGAGCGTACCACCGCTAATTGGCAGAGATGGAAACGTGTCAACATAGATTCTATTAGGACCGACGAACCATTCACCGCTGATAATGCAGTGGGCGCCGCTGGGTATTGACGTTGGCAAATCTACACCGCCGACCGCTACAAAATACGAGCCATAGGCAAGTGTGATTGCCCCGCCTGTGCCATTGTTGATTGAATAGGTTACCCGCTGCCCATTGGTCAAATTGCTTGGGTTTGCGAGCGTTAAATCACCGCTGGCCTGAATGTTCAACACGTTCTGATCGCGGGCATCAAATGCAATGCTACCGCTAGTTCCTGGATTCGTTGCTACCGGCCGACAGATGCCCAGGCTACTATCGTTCGGATGCGCTGCGCCATTGCCTCTATAGTGTGTATCGGTGCCTGTATTGGTAAGCGTACCGTCTAGGTCCTCGACAGTATTGCTGGCCGCGCCGCTGCCTGACACGTTGACTAGGCCACGGCAACCTATGACTCTATTTTTGTCACCTGTAATTTTGATGTATCCGCCACCGGCAGCCACATTATCGACTGTTGAGTGCAGAAAATCATTGCTTGCCCCACTGATCAAAACATCCTGAGCCGTAAGCGTGGATGAAATCAAATTCGCTTCGCAGGCAAGTCCAATAAAAGTGTTGTGCTCACCCGCACAAACGAGCGCTTGACCTAGATTGGATTCACTCGTGCCACCGGCAAAGACGTTGTTGTAGCAACCTGCTTCGACGTAGATGCCCACATCGCGAGTGAACTCCGCCACAAAATTCTCAAAGACGTTACCAACGCAGAACGTGCCTGACCTATTCGACAAAAGCAGTGCGTACTTCTCGCGGACGAAAATCCCAACTGGATGAGTGTAGTAAAAACTACGCAAGTTCGTAAAGACGTTGCAAATGAGCGCTTGGCCATAGAATGCTGCACGCCCAACATTCTTGGCCGAACAATGCACTACTGTTGCCGAACGCAGCCCATCGAACCACCAACCATCCGTTGTCTTGCCGATCCGGAATTGTTGCCCTGTGCGACTTGTTGTCCATGCAACGTCAACCGTTAGGCTTGTATTTGATGCGATGGCGGTGACGGTGCGCGTTTCGACGTCGATAAAGTCGTCGGTCCAAAATGTGATCGTGTCACCAACGTCCACGCTCGTTAGCCAATTCGTTCCGCTGCCTGTCAACGACGTTTGGCCCGATACTGGTGACGCCGTGCCTGTACCAGTGGAGTAGTTGCCTTCCACGTCGATGTTTTCGATGTAGATGTTTGAAATGAACGTGTTTTCCGAATCAAATTTCATCCCTGGACCGGAGCCGGTGTGCTGAATGACAACACCACCTTCACCGATTAGCGCAATGCCCTCTTCCAGGAAATTAGTCGAGCCGTCATGTGCGTAGAACCCGGCACGAAATCGATACTCAGTACGCGCCGCCCACGTGATCGCCGTATCCCAGCCGGTCCATGGACTGCCCGACGTGCCATCGCCGCCAGTTGCCGCTGCTGCAACGTCGACCGTCGTAGATGCACTCGATGATGACTGCGTAGAAATCACACCAGCAGACGAAACAATGAGATACGATGTGCTGGCAGGGTAAGCACTTGGCCCCGTCAGTATCACACCGTTTGCCCGTACACCTGGTATTAGTTCGGCCATTGACTAGCTCGCTGTGAAGAATCCGCTGGCATTGATGGTCAGTGTGACGTTGTTGCCGTCCGTCGTGAATACCGCATCGAGTTGCACAAGAGGTACGCAATTGGCGTCACCTGTGCCCGGGTCCTCATAGATAATCACATCGGTCGTGGTGTTGTTGCTCGCGCCACCAGCCGCGGTGAATGTTACGTCCGCACAATCAACAGCCATCAAGTCGGTGGTATCGTCAACCGTTGCCGTGAGACTTGCTAGAGTTTTTCGTGCGTAGTTGGTGAAATCTGCCTCAGTGTTGCCGCCTGCTAAGATCGCCGAAACTGTGTCAAAATCCTTGTTGGTTGCGTCGCTGGCTGCTGTTTTGAGCACCAATAATTTGATAGTCGCGCCGTCCGCAACCTTCTCCGCCACTTTCCCCTTGGCGATGTTGAATACAAAATTTGCCATAGTTAAACCGATCGCAAAGTGGAGTAGTAAGGAAACAATAGCCCTGCCGATTGTGTGCCGGAACTCGATATCGTTAGCCCGCGTGCTGTATCTGTCTCTGTCGCAACGCCTAGTGAGTAGCTGCGGGGATTGAGTATTGATACTGCCAGCGCCGCATTCACCTCAGTAGCAACCCCTACAGCATAGCTTCGCGGATTGCTAATCGTCAAACCAGGGGCAGCGTCCGCTTCAGTGGCTACACCTAAGGCAATCGTCTGTCCGCTGCCTTGACTGATTGTCAGTCCGTTGGCTGTATCTGTCTCAGTTGCAAGCCCCAGCGAATAACTACGCGGATTATCAATCGATAGCCCGTTGGCTGCATCGGTCTCCGTTGCAACACCTACCGCGTAGCTGCGTGGGTTGGCGATCGTAAGTGCCGTTGCCGCGTCTGTCTCAGTGGCTACTCCGAGCGCGTAACTGCGTGGATTGCTGATCGATAGCCCAATCGCCGCATCTGTCTCGGTCGCCACGCCCAACGCAATTGTCTGGCCACCCGCCACAGCACCGCGCACTATCGGCATGCGTACCGTATCGTGCTCAATGCCACGCGACCGACCTAGCGTGAGAATCTCCGAGTAGGTTAGCACTCGATCGTAGACGTTGATTGCATCGAGTTGACCAGCGAAATAGTTGCTCGAATAACCCCAGCCAATTCGCGTATTGGTAATGCCGAATCCACTGTCAGCCGCACCGGCCGTAGCCGCTACACCATTGACATAGAGGGCATCTACTGAGCCATCGTAGGTAGCGACCGCGTGAAACCACTCACCGCTGACCACACTGATACGACGATTGGCCGGTACCGCATTACCACGCAATAGAAAGCAATGACCAGCCGTCGAATGAAAGCCTATCCCATTGCCAGACACTGAACCAAACTTGCCTACCCACAGGCCAGAGTATGCACCACCGGCAACCACTGGCCAACGTCCCCACAAACTGACGGTCCAGCGTGCCATGTCGCCGTAATCATTGGGCATCAATACGTAATCATTTGAGCCGTCTAGATCAAGTGCAAGCTTGCCACCGCTCGCTACCCAATCAGTTCCTGCGTCCATGTTGGTCAGCACGCCATGATTGCCGAGTCCGCTACGATCAACCAGCAAGTTGCCTGTGTATCCGCGCGATGGACACCAAGATCCTACTAGCCCTCTCCGCAATGTCGAATACAGATAACGCGTCATGCAATAATCTCGTACAAGCCCTTGGTCGTGACTTGATTGCCAGATGCGGCAAGTTGTGCATTCGTGCTAGTTGCGGCCGAACCAGTAATGAATATCGCACACTTCGCAGGCACAAAACCAAACGCTGCTCTTAGTGAAACCGGGCGCATGTTGTGCACTTCGCTTGTACCCGTATCGGTTACCGTCGACCAAAGCAAAACGAACGCTTCTGCCTTTTGCTCATCGTCGTGTATGGTTGCGGTGCCTTGCGTGCCTTCGGTGCCCGACGAAAACACATCGGGCCACGTCGAGTCGTCCAGCATAGCGTAACCCCACACCTGGATCACGCCCGCCTGCATGTTGCTCGATGCTTTGGTAAACTGAGCGCTAACAACAATGTCGGTATATTTTGTTGACGTATTGTCAATCGTGCCGCTTGTCCACCCAGAGAGTAGGCTGGTTGACGCTGCGAGCGAATGCAGATTAGTTACAGTGAGATTACTACTGGCCGCGTACTCTTGAGTGACTGTTGCCATCTGTTACCATCCCATCGCTTGCATTACGTCTTGATACGTGATCGTGAACCCATCGTCGTAGGCCGAAGTAGCTGGGCTTACGTCGGTGCCTGTGCCGGTAGCAATCAGCTTTTCTATTCTCGTTGCTGATCGCTTGCAATGCGTATAGACCGTAGCCCTTACTGCCAAGTCTGCCGCTGTGCCGACCCACGTAGCATCTATCCCTGCGCGTATGTTAGGCCTCGATGCGTTGAGCGTTCCAAGCCGCCCGAGCCAATCCCAAATGCGAGCCTTGCCGACTGAAAGGTTATCGACGCGCGCCCAGTCCATACCGTTACGCATGATTTCATCAATCGACACCGACGTTTTCCACACAATGAAAGCCGGGCTAACAATTAGATTCATCGCATCGGCTATTGCATATGCGTTGTCCGGACCAGGGGTAAGTTGTGACAGTACTGAATCCGCTTGCACTGATGTCTTGAGCGATTGTCGTTGTGGTGCTGTTAGCATTGTTTACCTCAATTTGGCTTCGTTGACCGTCTGCTGAATCTCATTGATTGTACTACTCAATTGCGATACCGTTGACCACAACATAACCGCGTAAATCGTCGCTACCGCTGCCCAGATTGCGAGGGCTGCAATACCGTATCGACTGAGTTTTTGGCCTGCTGTGCCTCCCTCAATGCGCTCAGCAATCTCTCTGATCCGCCGAACATCAAGGTACTCAATATTGCGGCTACTGTGATCAGAGTCTTCCAGTTGTCCCGAGTCCACGTGATCACCTTTCGCCAATCGACCGCCATTACTTGCGACGTTGCCGTTAGCTTGTCCTGGTACGGCCGAAACTGAACTCTGTACCCCAAGAATTCTTTGGTCGTCAAATCCCATTTGCCCGCAACAGAGAGCATTCCCCATACTATCCTCGGATTTTGCGGAGTCGATCCGCGCTGTATGTATCGCTTCGCCAACGTGTAGCTTGGCACCTCGCCATTGGCTACTTGCTCAGCCAACTTCTCGTCTATCTTAACATCTTCCGGATGCGTCCACTCTGCAAATTTGGTCCCGATAATCAGGTCAGCCGGAGCGTTGAGTATCGCACAGTAGGCCGGATTGACCCAGCAAAAGTTGCCGTGTGGGTCAACCTCCGCAAAGCCCCACGCCGCATCGCAAACGAACGCTATGGCATCCTCGCAACTGATTGTAGCAACTCGAGACATTCATTGCACATTTCTCTATGGTGGGCCGCCAAGTCGATCACACTCTTCCTGCCAAGCTTGCGCCATCGCACATGCGAAAATCCGCAAGTCCTCTAGTTCGCCGTCAGTTGCCGGTAGTGGTGTCTCCATCATGCTCGTTACTGAATCACCTATCAGTCGCCTGCAATTTCGCACGCATTTCTGGGCCAATTTGCGACGCTCTGGAGATAACTGCGTCGTACTGCTTTTGCTGGACGGTTTGCACTTTGCTTTGGGCATGTATTCCTACCTCTAGTCCAATTGCGAAAACGAACAAATGAGACAGCACCAATTCAACAACAACGACGGGCACACGCACCCGAATTTTCCTTACCGCGTCAGCCAGTGATAGGCTACCGCTCCTATGACGATTATCTCCACAATCCATCGAGCCCACCGCCATGCTGGATGCCTCTGCTGCCGGGCAACGTTGCCGTCGATCTCTAGTTGGGTAAACTCATCCACCACAGCAGTATAGTTTCATAGGAATTTTTTACGTTGGCAATTGGCCCAACAGCTTGGCCCGGTGTGCCGC